GCTTGTGATACATCCAAATTAATGATTGACGCATTCACCGCTGATAAGTCCCTTACAAATATCTTATTGCTTGACAAATCTCTAATATTTGCTTGTGATACATCCAAATTAATGATTGACGCATTCACCGCTGATAAGTCCCTTACAAATATCTTATTGCTTGACAAATCTCTAATATTTGCTTGTGATACATCCAAATTAATGATTGACGCATTCACCGCTGATAAGTCCCTTACAAATATCTTATTGCTTGACAAATCTCTAATATTTGCTTGTGATACATCCAAGTTAATAATTGAAGCATTAACTGCTGATAAATCTCTAACATCCAGCCTTATTATTGAAACATTAATAGCTGATAAATCTCTAACAAATATCTTATTACTACTGAGGTCTTTGATATTCGCACTAGACACATCCAAATTTATGATTGAGACATTCACTGCTGATAAATCTTTTACAAATATCTTATTACTACTGAGGTCTTTGATATTAGCACTAGACACATCCAAGTTTATGATAGAAGCATTCACTGCCGATAAATCTCTAACAAATATCTTATTACTACTGAGGTCTCTAATATTTGCTTGAGATACATCCAAGTTAATAATAGAAGCATTCGTCGCAGATAAATCTCTAACAAATATCTTATTACTTGATAAGTCTTTTATATTTGCTTGTGATACATCCAGATTATTTAATGATAAATCGTGAGTCCATTTTATTCCATTAGATGTTCCTATTAATATACTATTATCACTTCCATCACTTCCAAAGATATCTATTATATATCTCATTCTTGCCGTTCCAGATACATCTAGCAAATATGAAGCTGGTCCATATGTTCCTATACCGACATTACCTAAATTATTATTATATATATCAGTTCCTGTTAAAGTCCAATAATTTGTTCCACTGCCACTGGCTGATATATCACCATACACTATTTCCTTAGTTGTTTTATTGTAATATAGAGCTTGGGTTATACCATTAATATTACGTATAGGTGCTATAAATAAGCCGCTAGCATCAGTGTTAGGTAAATCCGTATTAGTAGCATTGATTATAATTGAGTTAGCAAATTGATTTGTTCTACCTGCCAAATTACCAATAGCGATTGAGTTAGCTCCCATATTTGTATGACCTGCTTGATAACCTATTGCTATAGCTCCGGATTGCTCGCCTGATATTCCCGCTTCATAACCTATTGCTATCGCATATGAACCCATATTATAGTCACCAGCACGTCTTCCATATCTTATATTGTCTGTCTGTATTCTCGTTTCACCGGATACATCAAATAGGTAATTAACATATGCTGATACATTTAGACCAAATGTACCGCTCACATCTAAATTGAAGTTAGGATTGACTCCTAAACCTAATCTATCCAATCCAGGATTATATATGAGTTTCTGTGTATCTACTCTTAACTTTTGATAACCACTATTGTCCGCAAATAGTAAATAACAAGTTCTATCATCATTTGTATCTATAATATTGATACTCGCATCTATTCGTCCTGCTATAATTTCTTTAACAGTCAAACTGGAAATATCCGCATTAATGATAGAAGCATTCACTGCCGATAAATCTCTAACAAATATCTTATTACTACAGAGGTCTCTAATATTTGCTTGAGATACATCTAATCTAATGATTGAAGCATTCACTGCTGATAAATCTCTAACAAATATCTTATTGCTTGACAAATCTCTAATATTTGCTTGAGATACATCCAAATTAATAATTGAGGCATTTACTCCTGATAAGTCCCTTACATATATCTTATTACTTGACAAGTCTTTTATATTTGCTTGAGACACATCTAAATTAATAATTGACGCATTCACTGCGGATAAATCACGCACAAATATCTTATTACTTGACAAATCTCTAATATTTGCTTGTGATACATCCAAATTAATGATAGATGTATTGACTGCTGATAAATCCCTAACATCAAGTCTTGTTATTGATACATTTACGGCGGATAAGTCTCTAATAAATATCTTATTACTTGATAAGTCTCTAATATTCGCTTGTGACACGTCCAAATTTATGATGGAAGCATTCACTGATGATAAGTCTTTTACAAAAATCTTATTGCTTGACAAGTCTCTAATATTTGCTTGAGAAACATCTAAACTATTCAAACTAATATCATTTGTATATCTAATTTCATCCGTATCTGTATTGTATGTTAAAATAAAATTTTCTCTACCTTGTCTAATAGGTGCTATAAATAAACCACTAACATCCATACTACTTAAATCTAAACCAGTCGCATTTATTATTATTGAGTTTGAAGATTGACTTGTTTGACCTGCTTTATACCCTATTGCTATACTATAAGTCCCTTGATTAGTATAACCGGCATATCCACCGATTGCTATACCATCTAAACTTTGATTATAATATCCCGCATTATTACCTATGGCAATAGCTTCAACACCTTGATTAGTTTGTCCCGCCATTCGCCCTATAGCTATAGCGTTATCACTTTGATCCTTATAACCAGCTTGAGTTCCTATAGCAATCGCACTATTCTTTTGAGATATATAACCGGATCTATAACCAATAGCTATACTATTACCACCTTGCTTATCATTACCACTTTGATAACCTATTGATATAGCATTATTTGATTGGTCATATTGACCCGCATAATATCCAAATGCTATAGCACCGGTTCCTTGACCTGATATACCTGCTTGACGACCAATCGCAACCGCATCAACACGTTGATTAGTAGCACCGGCATAGTCACCAATAGCTATAGAATAACTTGCTTGATTTAGATGTCCTGAATTATATCCTATAGAAATACTTCTTGTTCCTTGATTATCTGAGCCAGCCTGATATCCTATTGCTATCGCATATGAACCCATATTTATATCACCCGCACGTCTTCCATATCTTATATTGTCTGTCTGTATTCTCGTTTCTCCTGAGACATCAAATAGATAATTAGCATATGCTGCTACATTGAGACCAAATGAACCACTAACATCTAAATTGAAGTTTGGATTAACTCCTAAACCTAATCTATCTAATCCTGGATTATATATGAGTTTCTGTGTATCTATTCTCAATTTCTGGTAACCACTATTATCAACAAAAGTTATATAGCAAGTCCTGTTATCATTTGTATCTATAATATTGATACTAGCATCTATTCGTCCTGCTATAATTTCTTTAACAGTCAAACTGGAAATATCCGCATTAATGATTGAAGCATTCACCGCAGATAGGTCTCTAACGAATATCTTATTACTAGACAAATCTCTAATATTTGCTCTAGATACATCCAAGTTGATGATAGAAGCATTCACTGCTGATAAGTCTCTAACAAATATCTTATTGCTTGACAAATCTCTAATATTTGCTCTAGATACATCCAAGTTAATAATAGATGCGTTCACTGATGATAGATCTCTTACAAATATCTTATTGCTTGATAAATCTCTAATATTTGCTCTAGATACATCCAAGTTAATAATAGATGCGTTCGCTGCTGATAAGTCTCTAACGAATATCTTATTACTTGACAAATCTCTAATATTCGCTTGTGATACATCCAAGTTAATAATAGACGCATTCACTGCTGATAAGTCTCGTACAAATATCTTATTGCTTGATAAATCTCTAATATTTGCTCTAGATACATCTAAGTTAATGATTGAGGTATTCACTGCTGATAAGTCTCTAACAAATATCTTATTGCTTGATAAATCTCTAATATTCGCTTGTGATACATCCAAGTTGATTATAGAAGCATTCACTGCTGATAAATCTCTAAAACTTCCTTTAGATACGTCTAAATTTATAATGGATACATTAATAGCTGATAAGTCTCTCACAAATATTTTATTACTACTTAAATCTTTTATATTTGCTTGTGATACATCCAAGTTAATAATAGAAGCATTCACTGCTGATAAGTCTCTAACGAATATCTTATTACTTGATAAATCTCTAATATTTGCTTGTGATACATCCAAGTTAATAATAGAAACATTCACTGCTGATAAGTCTCTAACAAATATCTTATTACTTGATAGGTCTTTTATGTTTGCTTGTGATACGTCCAAATTAATAATAGAAGCATTCACTGATGATAAATCTCTAATATTCGCTGTATATACATCAAGATTAATGATAGATGCGTTCTCCGCTGATAAGTCTTTAACAAATATTTTATTACTTGATAAATCTCTAATATTCGCTTGTGATACATCTAAGTTAATAATAGACGCACTCACCGCTGATAAATCTCTTACAAATATTTTATTACTACTAAGGTCTCTAATATTTGCTTGTGATACATCTAAAGTAATAGTTGTAATATTAATAGCTGATAAATCTCTAACAAATATCTTATTACTTGATAAGTCTCTAATATTTGCTTGTGATACATCTAAAGTAATAGTTGTAATATTAATAGCGGATAAATCAGTTACATATAAATGGTTTAGTGATATGTCTCTACTCCATACAATACCATCATATGTACTTGTCAATACACCACCTACACCACTATTATCATATATATCATACAAATATCTCGTCTTTGTTGAACCACTCACATCTAGAGTATAATTAATTTGATTAACAGAACCGTGACCAATACCTACATTTCCATTATTTGTATTATAGATATCATTTTCGTTCCCAGTAAGACTCCAAAAAGAACTACCACCTACATTACTAGCATCCGCATAAACTATTTCTTTAGTGGCTGAATTATACTGTAATACATATTGTAGACCATTCATAAATCTAATAGGTGCGACATATAAACGGTCGGTTGATTGACTACTTATATCTTGTCCTGTAGCATTTATTATTATAGTATTATTATGTTGTGGTTGAATTCCAGCAGCACTATAACCTATAGCAATTGAATATTGACCTTGTGAATATTTACCCGCATCTTGACCTATCGCTATAGCGTTATTACTTTGGTCTTTATATCCAGCATTATAACCTATTGCTATAGCACTTGAATTTTGTCCAGTTGAGCCAGCATAATAACCAATTGATATAGAATTAATTTCCTGATTTGTTCCTCCAGCATATCGCCCTATTGCTATGCTGCTATCTTTTTGATAATATTTACCTGCTTCATAACCTATAGCAATACTGTAATTATCTTGATTATCATTACCCGCATTATTTCCTATTGCTACACTATAATTACCTTGTTGATTTTGTGCTGATAAATAGCCCATAGCGATACTATTAACACCTTGTTGATTTTGAGCAGATGAATAACCCATCGCAATACTATTAGCTCCTTGCTGATTTTGAGCAGATGAATAACCTATAGCAATACTATTAGTATCTTGTTGATTTTGAGCAGATGAATAACCTATAGCAATACTATACTCTTTTTGGATTGAATCTCCAGCATCTGTTCCTATTGCGATTGAATGTGTTCCTTGACTATTATATCCAGCGGATTCACCAATAGCTATAGCTTTTTCACGCTGTTTATTACGGCCTGCTTCTACACCAATTGCTATTGAATTTACATTTTGGTCATCATAACCAGCTCTATAACCTATTGCTATAGCTCCCGATTTTTCACCTGATAAACCCGCATTATATCCTATTGCTATCGCATATGAACCCATATTCGTATCACCAGCAAGTCGCCCATATCTTATATTGTCGGTCTGTATTCTCGTTTCTCCAGATACATCAAATAGATAATTAGCATATGCTGATACGTTCAGACCGAATGAACCACTCACATCTAAATTGAAATTAGGATTAACTCCTAAACCTAATCTATCCAATCCAGGATTATATATGAGTTTCTGTGTATCTACTCTCAACTTTTGATAACCACTATTATCAACAAAAGTTATATAGCAAGTCCTATTATCATTTGTATCTATAATATTGATACTCGCATCTATTCTACCGGCTATAATATCTTTAACTATTAAACTAGAAATATCTGCGTTAATGATTGACGCATTTACAGATGATAAGTCACGAACGAATATCTTATTACTTGACAAATCTCTAATATTTGCTCTAGATACATCCAAATTAATGATTGACGCATTAACTGCTGACAAATCTCTTACAAATATCTTATTACTGGATAAGTCTTTTATATTTGCTTGTGATACATCCAAGTTGATGATTGAAGCATTGACGGCTGATAAGTCTCTAACAAATATCTTATTACTTGACAAGTCTCTAATATTCGCTTGAGAGACATCCAAGTTAATAATAGAAACATTAACTGCTGATAAGTCTCTAACGAATATCTTATTACTTGACAAATCTCTAATATTCGCTTGTGATACATCCAAGTTAATAATAGAAGCATTAACTGCTGATAAGTCTCTAACAAATATCTTATTACTTGATAAATCTCTAATATTCGCTTGTGATACATCCAAGTTAATAATTGAGGCATTTACAGCAGATAAGTCTCTAACATCTAGTCTTATTATCGTAGCATTTACTGCTGATAAGTCTCTAACAAATATCTTATTACTAGATAAATCTCGTATATTCGCTTGCGATACATCCAAATTGATGATTGATGTATTCACTCCTGATAAATCTCGAACGAATATTTTATTACTTGATAAATCTCTAATATTCGCTTGTGATACATCCAAGTTAATAATTGAAACATTGATGGCTGATAAGTCTCTAACAAATATCTTATTACTGGATAAGTCTTTGATATTCGCTTGTGATACATCTAAATTGATGATGGATACATTTACTGCTGATAAGTCTCTAACAAATATTTTATTACTGGATAAGTCTTTTATATTTGCACGAGATACATCCAAATTAATTATGGAGACATTCACTGCTGATAAGTCTCTTACAAATATCTTATTGCTAGATAAGTCTTTTATATTTGCTTGTGATACATCCAAGTTAATAATAGAAACATTTACTGCTGATAAGTCTCTAACAAATATCTTATTACTTGACAAGTCTCTAATATTTGCTCTAGATACATCCAAGTTGATTATTGAAGCATTAACTGCTGATAAGTCCCTAACAAATATCTTATTAGTTGACAAATCTCTAATATTTGCTCTAGATACATCCAAGTTGATAATTGACGAATTTACAGCTGATAAGTCTCTAATAAATATCTTATTACTACTTAGATCTTTGATATTAGCACTAGACACATCCAAGTTAATAATTGAAGCATTCACTGCTGATAAATCTCTTACAAATATCTTATTACTAGATAAATCTCGTATATTCGCTTGTGATACATCCAAGTTAATGATTGAAGCATTGACTGATGATAAGTCTCTAACAAATATCTTATTACTTGACAAGTCTCTAATATTAGCATTACTAACATCCAGACGACTAATATATGAATAAGAAACATCTAAATTTATGATTGACGTATTCACTGCTGATAAATCTTTAACAAATATCTTATTACTTGATAAATCCCTAATATTTGCTTGTGATACATCTAAATTTATAATGGACACATTCACTGCTGATAAATCTGTTACATATAATCGGTTTAATGATATATCTCTACTCCATATAATACCATTATATGTGCTCGTTAATATACCACCTACACCACTACTATCAATATAATCATATATATATCTTGTATGAAAAGAACTACTCACATCTAAATTATAATTAGGATTTATACCGATACCTAATCTATCTAATCCTGGATTATATATGAGTTTTTGTGTATCTATTCGTAATTTTTGATATCCACTATTATCAACAAAAGTTATATAACAAGTGCGGACATCATTTGTATCTAATATATTGATACTTGCGTCTATTTTACCACCTATAATATCTTTAACAGTTAAACTGGAAATATCAGCATTTATGATTGAAGCATTTACAGCAGATAAGTCTCTAACAAATATTTTATTACTTGATAAGTCTATAATAGTCGCTTGTGAAACATCTAACCTATTTAATGAAATATCTCTACTCCATATAATACCATTATTAGAGCTTGTTAATATACCACCAATACCACTGCTATCAAGATAATCATATATATATTTGGTATGAAAAGAACTACTAACATCAAGATCATATTGTGGATTTGATGTATTAATACCTACTCTATTATTATTATGAACTACGTATAATGTATTACCTATGTTAGCACTATTATCAATAAAAAGGCTTTTATATGAATGAATATCACCACTAACATCTAACCTATAAATAGGTATTGTTATTCCTATACCAACATTACCGGTTAGATTAGCGTTATATATATTATTGCCGTTGGGTATCCATAAATTATCACTAATATCAGCAACATCAATCCATTTAATACCATTAGGTGTAGATGATAAAACTTGTCCATTGTTACCAGATAAATCTAAATAATCATATATATATATTGTATGAAATGAGTTACTAACATCCAAATTATATAGGGGATTATTATTATTAATACCGACATAACCATTATTGTTGATATAAATAGTATTATTATTAATACGTATTGGATTATTTGAACTAATATCAAAGAATCCACCTGCTCCACGAATAATAGACATATCATCACAAAAAACTATAGATGATACATCTAATAATGAATTACAATTAAAACTGACATCGGCATATGCTGGATATAAATACCATAAATTACCACTACCACCACCCGAGATATCAGCCAGACGGGCGGCATCATTTAGATTTACAGGTGGTCCCAAATTAGTGATACGGAACCCATTAGCATCAAGGTCAGACTGCATTGGATTACGGACATAATCGTTATTATTATTAAAAAAGTCGATCTGCCGTTTAATGTAATCACCCTTATAACTCATTATAATTTATATGATTAAAATAAATATTCTTATACGCACGATAATTATTATTATTTTAACAAACTATAATAAATATAAATGACCGGTGGTCTTATGCAATTAGTTTCATATGGTTCTCAAGATATATATTTAACAGGTAATCCACAAATGACCTTTTTCAAATTTGTTTATAAAAGACATACAAACTTTGCTATTGAACAAATGGAACAATCATATATTGGTAGCGCATTATTAGGACGAAAAATAACTTGTAATATAGCTCGTGATGGTGATTTACTATATAGATTATATCTTGAATTAGAATATAGTAATCAAAATATAGAAGATGAATATTTTGGTTTTCAATTAATTGATTATATTGACCTTGAAATTGGTAGCCAATTAATACAAAGATTACCAGGGGAATGGATGATGTTATGGTATGATTTAACAAATACTTATGATAAGATGACAATATTAGATGATATGGTTAGTGTCACTGCTCAAGAATTATATATACCCTTACCATTATTTTTTTGTAGAAATGCGGGTTCTGCTTTACCATTAGTAGCTTTACAATATCACGATGTGAAACTACATATATATTTTAAAAATGCTGAAAATATTTCAAATAGTGGTGATATAACAAAGTGTAGTATATGGTGTGATTATATATTTTTAGATACTGATGAAAGAAAATTATTTGCTAAAAGAAGTCACGAATATTTAATAGAACAAGTTCAATTTGTATCAACAAAAATAGATATTAATAAAACTTATTATTCACAAGATTTAAAATTTGCTCACCCTGTTAAAGAACTTATATGGGTTATTCAGGATGTTAGTGGTGATTCTAAATATTACATAGATAGATACGAACAAGTAGTATCAGCTAATATTACAATGAATGGTATTGACCGATTCAAAAAAAGAAAAGGAAAATATTTCGTTGATGTTCAAAGATATGAATATCATACAGGTGTAGGTATAGCATTAGGTTTGCCATATACACACATATATTCGTTCTCTTTATATCCGGATGATTTAGCACCAAGTGGAACTTGTAATTTTAGTCGTTTAAATAATGTAACTTTGAATATAGATTTATCACAAAGCAATATGATTACGGATTTAGGTAATTTTAGTAATAATACAGCTTATAGACTGTTAAATGTATATGCGCCAAATTATAATGTATTAAGAATAATGAGTGGTATGGGTGGTTTAGCATATTCATTATAAAGTATTGTATTTTCAAATTATATGATTATTTGAAAAAACAAAGTCCACAAAAAGGGGAAAATATAAATAAATAAATAAAATCAAAAAAGTCTCGGGCTTTTTAGGAAAAAGCCTGCCAAAAAAACAGTCACGGTCTCCAAAAGTTGGCAATTCATCTACATCCGCGGTGAAGATAAATATGCCTAATCTAATAGTGTAGCTACAAAATAGATGGGTCTATCATATCAATATGAATCATCTTTTATTAAACTATAAAGGCTATAATAGTTAGACCAGTAATATCCATAATAAAATATTACAAATAAATAATGATAAATTGAATATGAATGGGAGCTATTAATACATCTAATTAAAGTGCCTAATTCTAATTAGGAAATCAATAAACTCATATATATATTAGAAAATATTTTAACTATTTAACTGTTTTATATATACAGTATATACAACCCTATATATACTATATATTACACCTAAATAAAGGCTTTAAGTAGTTATTTTAGAGATTTCGTAAGTTGAAAAGCTCAATTTAACGCAGTAAATTTCCTGTAATCACATCACCCAATTCATCTATTAAAGTTCCTATATATCTCTTATAATTATTAAAAAATACTAATATATATCTCTTATCATTTAATATTATCTCATATGAACTACTATTCAACTTCTTATATTCTCCATATTTCTCTGATAAAGGATACAATATCTTATTATTCTTCATAAAAGTTATCGTTCCATTACATCCATTCACCATATTTCCTGTTGTATATGTTTTACCAATTATATTGAAAAACTGTTCATTTCCATTTAAATTATTCCCGGACATATGTGTCTCTATTATATTTATCATATCATATTCATTATCATCTTCTTCTTTTTGAGTATTCATAGTATGTACTAAATCTAAAAATCCAGCACGCATATAATAACCACTCTTCTTATTTATATAAGAATGTATACTACATATATTCACATCTCTTGATATACATTCCTTTATATATTTTATCATCTTTTCATCATCTTCTTCAAAATACTTTAACTCCTTAACTATATCTATTAATCTTCTTGAATTTCTCATTATAAAATTATTTTTTAATAATTTTCCATTTATATAGTCTAACGATATTGTATATTTATCCATACACAATATTCTAACTATATCCATTATTGATAACTCATAATTCACTATAAAACTATAATTATATAATACACATACATATTCATCATCTAATATACGTCTTGAAGTATATTCTAACCGATTATAAAAAGAATTGAATAATTTTGAATATTGATGAACGAATACATAATTATTCTTTTTACAATATTTATAAATACTCTTCTTACAATTCTCTAATACATCATTTATCTTATCTGTCAAATATAATATTGTTATTTTTGGCCTATATATCTTGATATGATAATATTCATCATTCTCTTTTTTAAATAATATTTTATATCCATATATAAGTGTCCATTTAAAATCTATATCTAATATCAATTTTGTAAAAGTTGAACTTTTTTCAATAAATAGTTCTACATCATTTTTCATTATATTTATTATATCTAATATCTCATCTTCCAAATATAAATAATTACTTCCTATTACTATATAATTTTCTATAATAGATTGTGTATTATTATTCTGTATATATTGGACTACATTATTTATAAAATTATTTATTAATTGTTCACTTGGTAAATAAACAATATTTTTATTATTCATAACTGAATTTATAATATTATACAATAAATTTATGATAATAAAAAATATGTATATTATAAATTCTACTTTATGCCTGGAGCTACTCTACAACTTACAGCATATGGTGCTCAAGATATATATTTAACAGGTAATCCACAAATAACATATTTTAAATTCATATATCGTCGCCATTCTAACTTTTCTATTGAATCTATTAATATTTACGATAATGACTATAATGTTAATATGGGTTCCCGTGTTATTACTAAAGTCCCTCTAAATGGTGATTTACTATCTACCATATTTTTAGAAATTACTATGGATATATCCAGTATCGTTAGTACTTATTATGGCTATCAACTTATTGACTATGTTGATTTTACTATAGGTAGTCAATTAATAGATAGACAATATGGAGAGTGGATGGCTATTTGGTGTGACTTAACTTATCCAGTTGATAAATTACAAATGTTAGATGATATGCTTTCATCAACCGATGATAAACTTTATATACCTTTACAATTCTGGTTTTGTCGTAATCCGGGTCTTGCTATTCCATTAGTCGCATTACAATATAACGAATGTTATCTTTCAATTCACTTTAAAGATGCTAATAAAGTTACTGGTAGTGCTAATATTACTAATCTCAAAATATATGCTGACTATTTTTATTTAGATACCGATGAACGACGATTATTCATGAATAATACACACCAATATTTAATTGACCAATTACAAGTATACGAATCTAAAGCTATACAAACTACAGATACAAAATATCACCTTGATTTTCAATTCTTCCACCCTATTAAAGAACTCGTATGGGTTATACAAGATACTTCTGATAATTCATCATATAATATAGATAATTTTGAGAAATGTAAAAGTGCTGTTTTACAGTTTAATGGTCAAGACCGATTTTCACTTAGAGACGGTTCTTATTTTACTAAAGTTCAACGATTCCAATATCATAAAGGTTCCGGAGCTAATTCAGCACTTCCATACATTCATATATACTCTTTTGCAATTAATCCAGAAGAACATCAACCGTCTGGCTCTTGTAATTTTAGTCGTCTTGATAATACTTTATTAACACTAAATTTAGATACTACTACACTTATAAGCAGTGCTTCATATCGTTTAGTTAGATTATATGCTATTAATTATAATGTATTAAGGATTACTAATGGTATGGGTGGTCTTGCTTATACATCTTAAAAAAATGCGTATAGATATTAATTGAAATATCTATTCTAAAATAAATATTTCAATGATAATATTCAATAAAAATAATTATCAATGTAATCCTAATGACTATCCACCATTTCGTCACGATGAGTACAATAGTCTTAAACTATTTCCTATTATAGGCAAATTAGAAAGATATTCCGGATTACTTTATGATTTAGCTGAAATAATTGAACATCCAACCTTATTCGTATATGGTCTAAAATATAGTTCTTTTATATCTTATGAATGTCATTCTTACTTTGATAAAATTTATATTATTAATGACCATTTAGATATGAACGAATATGAAAATACAACAGTCAATTTATCCGAACTGAATTTAGAAGATAATGTTTCTATTGAAAATGATTTTATAAATTTTCAAAATAATAATATTGTCTTTTTTTATGAACTCAATAATAATTATATTGATTTATTATTATCTGTTAAACCATTATTATTAACTACATTTAATCAACAATTAAAAGATGGTTATACTTATTCATATAAATTATCTAATAGTGATTATTATTTATATATCCCAAATGATTTATATGAACCATTTTTAAAAGAGTTTCATTATTATTTGAAAAATGATGAACTTGATTATGATAATTTAATTCACTTATGTATTATGGTTAAAAATGGTGGTAGCGACTTTAAAGAAATGTTAGAACGTAATTTATCTATTATTGATAGATGGACTATTTTAGATACTGGTAGCACTGATGAAACTCTTGAAAATATTAATAATATACTTGTTGGTAAAAAGAAGGGTAAGTTATATCAAGAACCATTTATTAATTTCCGTGAAAGTCGTAATCGTTGTTTAGAATTAGCTGGTATGAAGTGTAAATATAATTTAATGTTAGATGATACTTACGTAATTGAAGGTGAATTGAGAGACTTTTTAAATACTGTAAGAAGTGACCAATTCGCGGATTCATTCAGTCTTCTAATTAAGAGTAATGATACCGAATACTACTCTAATCGTATTACTATTACTCAATATAAATTGAGATATATATATACTATTCACGAAGTTATACAAGGTGATAATAATGTAAATGTTGTTATTCCAGCACAAAAATCGTGGATATTAGATTTAAGAAGTGATTATATGGAAAAAAGAACTATGGATAGAAAACGATATGACTTAAAATGTCTATTTGAAATGATTGATGAAGAACCTGATAATCCACGTCACTTATATTATATCGCACAAACATATAATTTATTAGAAGATTATGAAAAAGCGTCTGAATGGTTCTATAAAAGAGCTTTCCATCCTAAAGAAGGATTTGACCAAGAAAAGATTGATGCCCTTTTTGAAATGACCAGAATGTATAACTTTAAATTGAATAGACCTTGGAGTGAATGTGAAAAATGGTATAAATTAGTTCATGAATGGGACCCTGAAAGACCAGAAGCATCATACTTTATAGGTATTCATTATTATTTAGAAGGTGATAAAAAAACAGCTTATGAATATATGAAACGTGGATTTGAAATTGGGTTTCCAATACATAGACAATATTCATTAAAACCTACTCTATCATATCATTTCTTACCTAAGTTTTTAGCTGAATTATGTTATACTTTTAATGATTATGAATTAGGACAAAAAGCTTGTGAATTATTTTTACAACATAATAAATCAACTGAAGATCAATATCAAACAATGGTTGATTATTATAATATATTCCGTTTCGTTAATAGAATGGAACCATTACAACCTACTCCTACTATACCAGATAAAAAAGTATTTGCTTTTGTTGCTGATGGTGGATTTAAAAAGTGGACTGGTTCAAGTATATTGAAAGAAGGTGTTGGTGGCTCTGAAACTTATATTATTGAAATGGCTAGATATGTTGCTAAACATAGTGATTATGAAGTTGTTGTATTTTGTAATTGTGAAAATGATGAAATATTTGAAAATGTTAAATATCTCCGTTTAGATGCTTACTTTCATTATATTACACGATTAGAAATAGAACATTGTGTTATTAGTCGTTTTAGTGAATATATTATGCCTGCTGTGAAAGGATATGTTAAAAATATTCATTTAGTCGTTCATGATTTAACTATGAGTGGTAATATGATACCTTTTAATGATAAAATGAAAAATATATTCTGTTTAACTGAATGGCACGCTTCATATTTAGCTTCTATATTTAGCCAACTTAAAAATATTATATCTCCATTACATTATGGTATTGACTTTAAAAACTTCATATTTAGAGAATATGATAAGAAAATACCTCATTCATTTATTTATTCATCATTTCCTAATCGTGGTTTAATTGTATTATTAAAAATGTGGCCTCGTATTCTTCAAAGATATCCGGATGCTACTTTGAATATATTTGCTGATTTAAATAATCAATGGGCTAATACTAATTATCCAGAAGAACTTGCTGAAATAAAACGTATGATGAATGAAGAATATAGTAATGAAAAGTCTATTACATTACACGGATGGGTTAATAAGGAAACATTAGGACGTTATTGGAGAATGAGTGATATATGGTTTTATCCTTGTAAGTTTAAAGAAACTTTCTGTTTAACAGCATTAGAAGCAGCATTAAGTAAAACATTTGCTATCACTAATAATTTAGCAGCTTTAGAAAATACTGTAGGTAATAGAGGTATTGCTATTGAAGGAGATGTATTAACTGATGAATGGCAAAATCGTTCATTTGAAGCAATATGTAATTATATAGATAGTAAAGAAAAAGAAGTATTAGTTGAAAAGAATTATCAATGGGCTCTAACGCATTCGTGGGAAAATCAAGCATTAAAATTATTAGAAATGGTTAATAAAACTGCTAATGTTGGTAATAATGCTTATAATATTTATTCAAATATAGACCCACCATTATCTGAAAAATTAATATCTATTGAAAATATAGGTCGTTTTATTAGTTATAAAGATGATTGGATAACAAAACATATTAATAATAATGGTGACTGGGAATCAGAATTGAATAATATTTTTAAAGAGTTTATTAATGATAAGTCTAATGTTATTGATGTGGGTGCTTATATTGGAACTAATACTGTTAAAATGGCACGTCTTGCTAAAAAAGTTTATGCGTTTGAACCATTTAAGAAAACTTATGATATATTGAATACTAATTTATTAATAAATAATATTGATAACGTTGAATTACATAATTGTGCAGTTGGTAATGAAAATAAAGTAATTAATAAAATGTGGTTCCCTAAAATGGATGTTCTCAATATGGGTTTAAATATGGGTGCTATGCGTATTAATAGAGATAATAGTTTAGTTAATGATTGTGTTGTAATTAATAGTGAAATGAAGAGATTAGATGATTTAATTGACATTAATACTAAAATTGATTTAGTAAAGATAGATGCGGAAGGATGTGAAATAGATATTTTAGATGGTATGATGAATATTATATTGAAACATACTCCCGTAATAATAATTGAAAATTGGAAAGATTGTGATTATAAAAAACTGACTAAGATTGGATACCAATTAGTATATCAATTTAATGAAAATAGTGTATATAAATTGATTGATAAGTTTAAGAGTAATGGATTGAACTATGGCGGTATGTATAATTGGACACACGATCTACCACCAAATACAATTCATATTTTTGAAAATGTATTAATGAAATTAAAAGATAGAGAACACATTGAATTGTTAGAAGTTGGATGTTATGCGGGTACTTCTATGATAAAAATGTTAGAATTATTGCCAAATGCGAATGGAACTACTATTGATAGATGGATAAGTTATAATGAAAATACTCTTAAAAATGGTAAAGTTGAAACATTATCAAATATGGAACAAATTAATGTTGAAAATATATATTATGAAAATGTTAAGTTTGCAAATATGGAAAATAGAATAACGCATTTAAAAGGTGATTCCGTTGATATGTTATTAAAATTGATTAAAGAAGAAAAGAAATATGATTTTATTTATATTGATGGTAGTCATAAATGTATTGATTGTTATGCTGATTGTTTATTAAGTTGGCAATTATTAAATAGTGGTGGTATTATGGCTATTGATGATTATTTATACGACCATTTTAATAATAATATATTAGAAATGCCTTTATATGGAGCACAACATTTTTTAAATAGATATAATAATGATTATGTTTTATTAGATAAAGGTTATCGTGTTTTCATACAAAAGAAATAATAAATATAATAAATCTAAATTATTATATTTACTATTTTAAATCCATTTATAAGGTCCATCTCCTTTAACAACTACATCTTTTTTATTAGGTTCTATATCTATACTTTGTCTTTTTCCGTGAGCAATCCAGTAAAAAGAACCGTTTGTTCCATATACTTTGAATGAATTATCATTAATTTCACTTACATTATATAATTGTTCTGTATCATTATGCGGATTATATATAGGTGATATATGAATTGTAAAGTCTGTTGCGATATGTGATGAATATTCGGGCATTGTTATTGTTGTCATTATATTATTTCGTATCGTTCCTTTACCACGATAATATACACCTGCTTCAGGACCTTCAATACAAGCATGAACTAAATATTTATTATTATCGGTAGGATGTTCTATAACGAAAGTTTTATCAAAATTACTTAAAGAAGATGATACTACAATTTCACCTGAAGGTGTTATAGTTGGTTCATATAATAATAGATTGCCACTTGTATCACCTGTTCTTATAGGTGCTATAAATAAACCAGCTACATTTACATCACTTAAATCTGTACCTGTAGCATTTATGATAATTGAATTATTTTGACCTGTTCTACCTGCTAAATACCCTATTGCAATAGACGAGTTAGTACCTTGACCCGTATATCCTGCTTGATATCCAATTGCAATAGAACGTGTACTTTGATTATAAGCGCCTGCTTCTATACCAATAGCGATACAAGATGTATTTTGGGTACTCAAACCTGCATTAGTACCGATTGCTACAGAATTACCCAATTGGCTTATATAACCTGCTTGTGAACCAATCGCGACTGATTGAGACCCTTGAAATGATGAACCTGCTAATGAACCAATTGCTAAAGCACCGGTTCTTTGTGATGTATATCCCGCAAGATTGCCAATTGCTAATGATGCTGTAGAACTACCAGTAAAGCCTGCTTGATAACCTATAGCAATATTTCCTAAATAGGTCGCAAATCCAGCTTGATAACCAATCGCAATAGAACCGGTACCTAATCCTACAAATCCAACTTGATAACCTATTGCAATACTATTTGTCCCTTGTTGAGAACGTCCTGCATTATAACCAATAGCAATACTATTGATACCTTGCGTATGCCTACCTGCTTCAGCACCAATAGCAATAGCACCGCTTCTTTGAAAAGAATTTCCTGCACGAATTCCTATAGCAATACCAGAAGCACCTTGCGTAATTTCACCAGCACTAGTACCAATAGCTATTGCGGCTGATGCTTGAGACGCATTTCCAGCACGATAACCAATAGCAAGACCATAAGTACCTTGTGTAAGTTGACCTGCCTGATAACCTATAGCGCAAATAGCACTTTGTCTTTGACCGCTAAATCCGGTTTGAAAGCCAATATTTACGGTAGCCGTTCCATTTGTATTAAAACCAGATTCACTCCCAATACAAACACTACTTAATCTTGCTGAACGTCCCGCATCACTTCCTATAACAGTAATAGTATTCGAACTTGGATTAACTGCTGATCTTGCGCCTATTGCTATACTAGTGGTACCAAAAGCAGTAAAACCTGACCTATAACCTATAGAAATTGAACTACTGCCTCCGGTTAGTGTTTCGTAACCAATAGCAACCGCATTAGTCGCTAATGTATTACTACCCGCAAGTGCTCCAATTGCTATGGATTGTACACGAGCAAATGTTTGTCCTGCTCGATTTCCTATTACAACTGAACCTGAAGCCTGTGTAGATGAACCGGCTAATGTACCTATAGCTATACTATTTATACTTTGTCCTGTAAGTGCGGATGAATTTCCTATAGCGATAGAAGCAGTTCCTTGTGTATTTTTACCTGCTTGAGAACCTATTGCGATTGTTTGTGTTCCTTGAACTATTTGACCAGCATTAAGACCAATTGCTATAGCATAAAGACCTTGTGATGCGTTTCCGGCTTCATAACCAATAGCTATAGTATTACTACGTGATTGATTTTTTCCAGCATCTATACCTATTCCTATATTACTATCAGGACCACCTGTTAAACTCGAGTTGGAACAAGCACCACTACCAATAGCAACTATATTTTTTGGTATATTCGTTATAGTTTGTAATGCTTGATAACCAATAGCTACATTATATTGTATAGAATTTGTTGCTTGTGAAGTTTGTCCTGCTTGATATCCTATTAAAACTGACCTTGTAGCAGCATTAACACTACCCGCCAAATAACCAATTGATATTGATGCGGTTGATGCATTTGTTTCACCTGCTCGAACTCCTATAGCAATTGCACTAGTATTAAAACTTATATTACCTGCGTTATATCCATATTTTACTAAATTAGTTCTTATTCTAACACTTCCAGATATATCTAATTCATATTGAGGTGTAGTAGTTCCTATACCTACTTTTGAATTACTTACATCTACATATAACGAACCATTATCTACATTTAAGTTGTTACTTATAATAACATTATTTTTATATGTAGTATTAGCATTACTCATTCTATTAATATACTAAAGGAATATTTTATTTTTTCTTAACCCAACTATACGGTCCATCACCATATAATATATATTCTTTCTTACTTGGTTCAACTTCTAAATCCAATCTTTTTCCATAAACTATCCAATCAAATGAACCATTTAAACCATATACATCAAAACTATTATTATAAACATCAGTAGATTTATATATATTATTATTTTCTATAGCAGTTATATTTATTGTAAAGTCCGTTGCTATTTTATCTACATATGAAGGTAGATTAATAGTAATATTTTTATTATTTGTAATAATACCTCTTCCACGATAAAATACGCCAGCTTCAGGACCTTCTAAACAGGCATGAACTAAATATTTATCTTCGTATTGTGGATGTTGAATAATGAAAGTTTTTGATGTAGTTGAACTATTATTTGAATAGAATATTTCATTTGTATTACGATTTAAAAATAACATATTTGAATTAATACTTGCTGTTCTAATAGGTGCTATAAATAGCCCACTTAAATCCATTCCACTAACATCAGAACCAGTAGCATTAATAATAATAGAATTTGCGGCTTGATTAGTTTGACCTGCATAACTACCTATTGCTATAGAATAAGAACCTTGATTATATGCACCTGCGTTTAGTCCAATAGCAATTGCACCTATATTTTCACCAGATAAACCAGCATTATTCCCTATACTTACAGTATAACTTTTTTGATTATATTGACCTGAATTTACTCCTATTGCTATAGATGACGCATCTTGACCAGTAAATCCCGCTTGATAGCCAATAGCAATAGAATATGAACCTTGATTATAAGCACCTGCATTTTCACCAATTGCTATAGCACCTACACCTTCATTACTAATACCAGCATTTACACCAATAGCAATTGTATTTGTTCCTTGATTTAAACTACCAGCATTATAACCGATTGCTATAGCACCTGAACTTTGAGAAGTTTGTCCTGCTTGAAAACCAATCGATATAGCATTTATATCTTGACCAGTTTGACCGGATTGAACTCCAATTGCAATAGAATTTGCACTTTGGTCGTATTGTCCTGCTAGATATCCAATGGCTATTGCATATATTTTTTCATTAGATATACCTGCTTGATTACCTATTGCGATAGAACCTTCACCTTGATTAGTATAACCAGCTTGTGTGCCTATAGCTACACTAAATAAACCTTGATTTATATATCCGGCATTATATCCTATTGCTATAGCACTTTCACCTTGGTTAGTATAACCTGCTTCAGTTCCTATGGCTATTGAAAATTGACTTTGATTTTGATATCCAGCACTAGTTCCTATAGCGATTGTGTATGAACCTTGATTATAAACACCCGCGATAGCACCTATAGCAATCGCGGCAAATTGTTCATTTGATAGTCCCGCTTGATATCCTATAGCAATTGCATTAGGTCCTTGATTATTATTACCAGCCAACTCTCCAATAGCAATAGCAGATGCATCTTGAGAAAATTCACCCGCAAAATTTCCTACCGCAATGGAACTATAGCCTTGATCTGTATGTCCCGCATTTTCACCAATAGCAATAGCATACGCACCTTGATTTGTATATCCTGCTTCGTATCCAATACTTACGGCATATGAACCTTGTTGATAATAACCAGCTGTATATCCAATAGCTACAGCTCCAAATTGTTCTCCTGATAATCCTGCCTGATATCCTATAGCAACTGCTTCTGTTCCTTGATTAATATTACCAGCATTATAACCTATGGCGATGGCATCTAATCCTTGACTAACTTGTCCAGCGGAAGTTCCAATTGCAATAGCTTCGGTTGCTTGACTATATTGTCCGGCTTGACTACCAATAGCAATTGCCAATTCTCCTTGTATATTTTCACCTGCTTGACTACCAATAGCTATTGCATATTGACTTTGTGAAGTCATGGCTGCTTGATAACCTATAGCTATTGCAAATGTACTTTGACTAGTTTGTCCGGCATTATATCCTATAGCAATAGCACCTGTCATTTGTAAATATTGTCCAGCATTTGTTCCTACTGCTATAGCACCTGAACTTTGTGAAGTTTGACCTGCATTTGTCCCAATTGCTACTGCATTTGCACCTTGTGAATACTGACCTGCTCTAACCCCTATTGATACTGCATATGTACCTTGTGATGTTTGTCCAGCGAACGCACCTATAGCAACACTACCTGTATTTTGGTTTGCTACACCCGCTTGAAACCCTATATTTGTTGTTAATAGTCCTTGATTTATTGAACCTGATTGATAACCTATATTAACATGACTTATATCAATAATAGTGCTATTAATTGTTCCTGATACATCTATATTCGCCATAGGATTAATATTACCCAGTCCTATGCCTATATAATTATTAGAACTATCAACATATACCGTCTTACTATTTACAACTAAATCACTATTCATATTAACATTTCCTTTAAATAGTGTATTAATATTACTCATTCTATTAATATACTATAGTTATTTTTTATATTTTATTTATCCATAGATATGGTGTATTACCATATACTTTATATTCATTTTTATTCGGTTCTACTATAATATCTTTTCTTTTTCCATAAACTATCCAATAAAAAGAACCATTATTACCATATACATTAAATTTGTTATCATCTATTTCAGTTGTTCTGTATTTTTTTAATATACCATCATATATAGATGTAATTTGTATAGTAAAGTCGTTTGATATATATTTTACATATTCAGGTAGATTTATAATAGTATAATTATTATTAGTTATAGTTCCTTTTCCTCTATAATATACGTCGGCACTTGAACCTTCTAAACAAGCATGAACTAAATATTTATCATTATCTAATGGATGATTTATTACAAAGTTTTTGGTTATAGCATTTGTAGATAAGGTATTTGATGCAAACACTTCTTTCGTATCTGAATTCCATAACAAAGCATACGCATTATCCGTAATACCACTTCTAACAGGTCTTATAAAACATGAACTCGCAGGGTTTGAACTCATAGTTGTATTAACAGCAGATATGATAATACTATTATTTCCTTGTTGTGTAATACCTGCTAATGAACCTATAGCGATTGCATTACTACCTTGATTAGTAAAGCCCGCTTGATTACCTATTGCAATTGAATAAGTGCCTTGATTATAACCACCTGCAATATTACCTATTGCTATAGCATTTATTCCTTGTGTTTGTGTACCTGATGTAACACCTATCGCTATAGATTCTCTTCCTTGATTTGATGTACCTGCAAAAGTACCTAATGCTATTGAACCGGTCCCTTGTGTTGAACGAGCGGCTTGAATTCCAATGGCTATAGTATTACCTGATTGATCGATTGTCCCTGTAAAAGTACCTATAGCAATAGAATTTGTCCCTTGATTAGTTTGTCCACATTGCGAACCTATTGATATTGTACCTGTTTGATTAGCACCATTATTATTAGAATTACCTATTGAAATTCCATTAGGTATATTGTTTGCTAATCCACTTCCTAAAGTAAGACCTATAGCAATTGAATTTATACCTGCATTTGTACGAGATACTGTATTACCAATTGCTATAGAACCGCTTCCTTGACCTACTTGACCTGTAACCGTTCCTATTGCTATAGCATTAGCACCTTGAGTTCCTTGAGCTGAATTTACTCCTATTACGATTGAGTTAGAACTTTGTACTGTTTGTCCTACTTGAAAACCTATAGAAATGCTCGCGGTTCCTTGTTGTGATACTCCTGCTTGAGTTCCTATAATAATACCATGATTATTTTGAGTTATTGCAAGACTTTGACCTATACATATAGCAAAATTTTTTTGTTGTGTTTGTGCTGAATTAATACCTATAGCAATAGAATATTGCCCCTGACCCAAACGTCCTGAACCAATACCTATAGCAATAGCATATAGACCTTGTGTGTTTCCTGTAGCCGATCCAATTGAAATAGAATATGCCGCATGATTTTGAAAAGTTGAACCAATTATTATGCTATTATTACTTTGAGCCCCAATACCGGATTGAGTTCCTATTGCTATACTATTTGCTCCTTGAGTACCTTGACCTGCTTGAGTTCCTATAGCTATACTTTTAACACCTTGTCGAGATTGTCCGGCAGATAAACCTATTGCAATAGCACCTGCATTTTGTGTCAAAGACCCTGC